TTCCTTATTCTCCAAGAAGATTGCATTAGCCTTTCTCTTGATAGCGTCGATGCTTTCATTTGCTGGTTCATAGCCTTCGCCAGTACCTCTTGTCTGTTGTCCACCTACATGTCCGTTTCTTGCGAACTTCTGGTGACTGTTGGTGTTTGCGTGTGTCATACCGTCACCTCTTACGTTTGCACTGTTCTCAGTTGAAGTCATTGTTTCATCGAGTTTCTTTCCACATTCGCAAGGGTTCTTTCCGCATTTCTCACATGCTTCACCTTCATTTACCTTCTTTTCTTTACTGCCATAAGGTGACATATTTCCTTTATGTCCAACCCAAGGTTTCTCAGTACCAGTTGGAACACCGGCATCCATAGAATAAGTGTCTTTACTGTTTGCGGTTTCTTTGTTACTGTCAACTGTCATAGCAGTTTCCCCTTGGTAACTATCCGTGTAACCAAGATTCACTTCACCTTCCTTAATCACTTTACCGGGTTTTGCATTGCATTCGTCTGTTGCACCATCGTCATCCAATTCGATTTCGATATCAGCATCACCTTCTGCCTCTGCATCACTACTACTTCCGGTAGAACCGTCTAAGTCAATGATGTATTCTTTGTCAGTTTCGTCATCCTGTAATGTAACAGTTCCGTTATCGTTTTTAAGAACTCTAACGCCATCCTCAGGACCCATAACTTTAAGAACCTTGATAACATCGTCCTTACCCATACTTGTCAGGTCATATTCACCGTCTTCACCTTTGTACTGTTCAAGACCGTCCCATACTTCGTCGCCTGCGGCATCATCTGTTGCTGCGTCAGCAGCAGCATCGCCACCTTTTGCGCCTGCGTTATCGTCGGCAACTGCGCTGGCATCTTCGCCACCTTCAGGGTTAGCATCGATTGCAGCACCCTCACCGTCAGCAGGATTTTCGACATCACTTGTAGCCGTATCATCAGTGTCAGGCTTAACCTCTTCCACTTCAAAATCATCGTTGGCTTCAGAAATCATTTGCCGCAACTGCTTGTTGATTGTTTCCTCAACAACATTCTGTAATGTGTTTTTGGTTGTCTCTTCAAGTTTCTGCGTCAATTTATCTCTGTCCTCTACGAGATTCTTGATATATTCGCTTCTGATATTATTTGCCATTATGAATAAAATTATTCAATTATTTAAATATAAATATATTGTTTTGATTAAAAATGCATAAAATAGGCCATTTTGCGTAGCCTTTATAATTGTTTTTCTTAAAATGCCACATTTAAATATTTAAAATCTTACCGATTTTTTCAATTTTCTCTGATAGGACATTACCTTTTTTTGTTAAGTCAGTTTCAATAAACGGCTCAAGTTCTTCTGAGTTTTGCTTAATCCAAGCAGACGGTGTTGACGGCTCTAAAACTATATCCCAACCGACCAATTCAAAGTCATCACCAACCATTGATACACCGAATTTCTGTTCAACACTGCCTACGCCTCTTGATGATACACCAATAAGAATACCGTCAAGAATCATGTTAGCGGCCAAGTCACCACTTGTAGAACAAATTCCGTAACGTTTATAACCGGGTGAAAGATGTAGTTTCATTTCACCTACAAGAGTGTGTCCTTCCCATCTTAAATCAAGTATGTTATGTGACACATCATGTCCTGACAATGAAGATGAAGCCGGATGGTCTAACGCACCGACTGCATTATGCATCGCCACTCTTGTTTCCAAATATTTCTGTACTTCCCTTTTAAGGATTTCTTCCGGATATATTCTTCCGTTTGCGTTTTTGATACCGTATTTCTGAAAAACGGCAGAAACAACAAAATCATCAGGTATGACGAATTGATGATGTGCATCAATATCTTCCTTTATCTGATTGATAACATCAGATTTTCCGATAATATGCCCATCATGTTCAATAAGAAGACCATAGCCTGTCTGACCTTTCTTAATTTCAACAAGTTGTTCCTTATTATATAATTTACTCATCTGAATAGCCTATTCAATATATTATAAATATACTATTCAGATTAAATATTACGCTATTCGATTTTAATATTGTTATCTATAAGTGATTGTGATAATTCCTCATTAAAAAGGTAAGACAACCTTAACATATCATTATGATATTCAATCAACGGTTTCATTTCTTTCGGCTTAACATATATGTCATATTTTACGTGACTTTTCTTACCAAATGAAATACCGTTCTCACTCATTTCAATTGTACAGATATGCTTGTCTTCAAAACTACATAAATTTCTTACCGTTTCCTTTACCTTGTTCTCAAATGACCTTTTTATCTTTATGATTTCTTCTGAAAAATCCTTCTTGTCAGTAATCGGTGTTATTACGGCCTTTGACCTTATATAAATTATATTAGGATTATTCTTATCCAATGTACCGTATTTTGTCCTTATATTTATACCATCTTTTTTCGGTAAAGGATATTCCTTCGTAGTTCTTTTGTTATCACTATTCATTAAAATTTTCAAATATACTGCAAATATACTACTTTTTAACTAAATTAACAAATTTTAACACATAAAAAAGCAACCTTGGTTGGTTGCTTTATATTTCTCATTGAGAATTAATCGACTTCTTCTGCAAATTCTCCACCCATATCTGACATCTGTTGTTCAGCCCATGCTTGTGCTTCTCTTCGTTTGTCATCCTCTTCTTCTGCTTTAAGGAACATTTTATAACGTTCAATCTGTTTGTTAAGAAGTTCCGGACTTACATATTTCATCATATTACCGTATTTCTGTAAATCATTGACAGTAAGATTATTATCGACCATTAATTCTGCAAGTCCAAAAACGAAATCCTCAGAGCCGCCAACAAACTTATTTGTACCGTCAGAAGTATTTGCGAAAGCATTGTCAACATTAGAAAGGTTGTTATGTGGGTTATCCAATTTAATTTCATTAACAGCCTTTTTAACTGATTCCTTTATAAACTGTTTCAGTCTATCTTCGTTTGAATGTTTTTCACGCTGTTTAAGAGCCTCAACGATGTGTTTTTTCACCAAATTCTTCAATTCTGATTCTTTTATAGTGTATTTCATTTTAATATCTTATATGTTAGTTTATTTTTGTAATTCCCAATCTATGTCCGGATGTTCTTCAAAATATTTACGTGCATCCTCAACTGATTTCTTAATCTCAGGTGGAAGTTGGTCAAAATATTCCGGATGTGCTGCTGCAAAAGTAACAATCATTTTAAGGTTATTAATAGGTAACATTCCACCGTTATCATCTACTGCATATCCTTCAAATGAATCTGATGGTGTATATCCTTCGTTCACACCATGTTCCTTGCTTTCAGCCCAAAATCCTCTATAGTTTCCGGCTGTCATATTACTAATCACCATATAACCGACATTTTCAGGATTATATCTCTGTGACAATTCTTTGACATCCTTTATGATTTTTTCAGTATCCACGTCATCCGGAGTATTATATGATAATTCACCGATTATCCAATCTTCATTTCTCGATGGCTCTCCACGATACTTCTTCGCAAGTTCCGTAGCAAGTGTCTGTACAAGTGCTTTAGACATTGTTTGTTCTTGTAAAGTATTCTTTATCTCCCTAAATTCTGCGGCATCGGCAATAAACTTGTTTTCATCGTATGTTTTCTTATTGATGTTTTCAATAATCTGCTGAAGACCCTCACGATTTTCCTCGTTACATTCATTAAGTTGTGTGTCAAGCATTTTCAACGTATCAAGTTTGGCAGCATCGAAATATGCCTCCTTTGTATTAATACTTGCTAATTTCTCAACAAGCATTTTCTCATCTTCGTTAAGGTTCTTCTGATAGTTTTCATCTACCTCTTTAACGCCTTTATCATAAACTGAATCAACCGTTTCATTTGTCACATTGCTATAATTGCAGTTCTTTTCTATATGTTCTGTTATGCATTTCTTGGCATTGACAAACTCATTCACATTATCTAATGTCTTCGGATTTAAAACGATATACTCAACTGCTTCGTAAAGTTTCAAGTCATCGTCTGTTATTTCGACCATTTCATTAAGTTTCAGTTCATGGATTAAATCGATGAATTTCTGATTGTTTTCAATAACGGTTTTCTTATCCAAGTTAGGTATTAATGAAATTGCTTCATTTACGTATTCCTCTGCATTTGTTACAGATTCCGGATAAATCAATGCATTATATGCGTCAAATTCCGATTTCAATGTTTTGTTTTCCTTGATGAATTTGAGTATCTTCTTCAACTTGCCGTTACCTTTCTTATCAGTGAATAATTTTGAGGTGTTACTTTCAAAAACTTTATATATAGTACCGAAATTACGGCTTTCGCCATATAACATCGATTCAGCATCTACTTGATTTTCGGCTTTATCATACATTTCATTAGCCATTTGACGGTCTCTGTTTCCGCCCTCAATATCACCTGCTTCATATTTTTTCAAGGCACTTTGCATCAATATTCCGGCCTTGCGGTATGTATCATTAAATTCAGCCATTTTATGTTCTTTTATATAATAAATAGGTGTTTTAATCGTTTAAGTTACTCAATTGTTTAATCATTGAATTTAAATCTTCATTAATCAGGAAATTTTTCTGATATATTGGTACATTTTCGTTTATACGGTTCTTTTCCTTATAGTATTTATTTTTTCTTTCAGCAAGTTTGCCCGTATATTTCTTACTTTTCCTAACTATATCTTTCTGCATTTCCCTTTGTTCATCAATGATATTCTTCAACATATTCCTCATATACGTTTCACCCATTGTTGAAGTTGTATGTTCGGTTCCTTCTGTTTCTTCAGTATTACCCATATCAGCACCTTCTTCCTCTGCTGCTGTATTCATATCCATTTCACCTTCTGAACCGGTTTCTTCACCCTCTTCGTCACCGAAATCAAAGTCTTCACTTCCTACTGCGCCACCTCCGAATCCTCCGGCACCGCCGCCACCTGACATTCCACCTTCTTCTCCGTCTTCTCCGGGGGCAGCAGCAGAATATTCAGCACCTGGTTCACCATAGATGTTATCGACTTTATCGAATATTCTTGTACGTTTGATAATCTGTGCCGTCTTTTCAAGTTCTGCTGCAAGTGCTTTTTCAAGTCTGATTTCTTGTAAGTTCTCTTCAATTTCCTTATCTGACCATCCCATTATTTCCTTACAAGCCCTTGTCCATGACATAAGTTGTATTCCGTTGCCGGCATCTGAAATTGCATCCTTTGCTGTTGTCACCTTCTTCGCCATGTTCTCCAATTCAAGCATTTCGGCCTGAGAAGATGGGTTATTCATCGTAAGGCTGAAATTAGTAAGTTCATCCTCGAAACCTAACAAATAAAGGTGAATTATACAAATCTTATTCAACTCCATAAGTAATGCCTGCTGAATACGGTTCACAGTTCTTGTAAACCTTACATCAAGTAATGACAAGTTTTTACCATCACCAGTAGCCTCTTCAAAATTCAAGAATGATTTAGGTACTCTCAATGCAGTTACAACTTTATTTTGAACGAACTTAATATCATCCATTGCTGTCATATTCTGAGCACCTTGTAAAGTCTCGATAGGACTGTTTGCATTTTCATCACGTACTGGAACAAAGAAATCCTCTGATACATTCAAGATGTTTTTCTTCAAGTCCAATTGGCCGGTCATTGGGTCAATGATTGGTGTTCTCTTGAAATTATTTGCAATGTCCTCTACATATGCAGGAACATCATCCTCATCTATATTACCAACGTTTACCTTAAAAACACGCCTTTCAATTGAACGTTCAAGACGATAAATCAACATCATATCCTCCATCATTGAAAGCATACGCCAGTGTCGCCTTGCCTTATTAAGATATGATACACCATACGGCAATAGTAATGAATCGTAAAGTAATCTGAAATGCGCTATCTGCCAATTCCTATATGGTATAAATTCAGATTGGCCGACCCACACGAATTTTGTTGAATCTGTTTGGTTCAAGTTAATATTATTGAGATTAACATAAGCACCGGCATATGGATTTTCCATGCCGTTTTCATATCTCTCGATTTCATAAACTGGCAACTGTTTCCAATTAACAACACCGTTTTCATCGTTAATGTCAAGCAGCATAAACGTGTTACCATACTTACACATGCTTCGGCAAATCATAGGAAGCATTATATTAATCTGAAGCCTATTCACAAGTAAGTCTTGTATAATCGACTTTACACGTTCTGATTTAGACGTTACATTAACCATAAAGGCATCTTTCTTGATAAAGCATGCTTCTTCTGAAACTATATCAAGTGCTGTGCCTATTTCTGGAAATAAATCCATCAAGTCAGCATCTCGATACATCATCTTTACTTCGTTTAGACCGGCAAGCGATTTATTTGTTAATTCATAAGTTGCTTTTTTCCACTGCTTTGCAAGAAGATGGCCTTGTCTTAACTGTCTAAGTTTACTGTCATACTCATCCTTATTCTTAGTCCTAAAAAGGATGTCAGAGTCATCAAGGCCATATGAATTTACCTTTTTGACTGCTGTCTGTATGTCATTGTTATTTGACAATATGTTTGTTAATTTTTGAAATATTGTTGGTTTTGTTGGCATTGTATACAATCCTATTTAATATAAATATAAGTATCTATCCAATGTTTTTCAATGTTTCTTCCTTCCGAAGCCACCGAGCAAAAGCATTGCATTAAATCTTGCCTTTTCTTTCCTAGCCATTTGCACATTACTGTAGAACGGCATTTTCTTTGGTGATGACATTACAACCTTGTTTTCAAGTTTACTACTTCTGTAATCCGAATTGTTACCGTTATTGACATACCATGACTTAACAATCTGTGCGTCCTTTTGTTTAACCTTTTCATTACGTAACATATAGAATACGGCAATGAACAATCCCATAGCAAGACATGTAAGTGAATCATCATGGCTTCCATCTTGGTGGTCTGGTCTTCCGTTCTTGAATACCCAAGTTTCCAATTCGCTGATAACACGTGTACTTCTAACCCTGAATGAATTGTTTTTAAGCATTTCAACGAAGTTCGAAATCATCTGAATACGTAAACCATTACTTCTGAAACCGGGCAATGCTTCGCCCGCCTTTTTATTGAACTTTGAAGCGGTTACTTTCAATGTATAGTTCTTCAATGCATTTTCATCATAATACAAGTTAGGATACCCAAGATTCATTAATGTTAGAATAACAGCATCACCATATCCACCGATGGCTTCAACAACTACTAATGCATCATTATATATATGACCATATCTATCAACTAAACCGGCTATTTCCTCACCGTTGATTTTTCCGTTATATTCAAGTACTTGGTCAAAGAATGGTGTTCCGTTTTCATCGATAGCATCCACATCAATCACTTCAATTGCAGTTCTATCTTCACCACTACCGGATGAAGGGTCTACTGATACGATGTAACGGTGTCCCGGAATTGGGTCTTTCCATATCCATGTTTCTGTGATAAGTTGGTCTCTTAACGGCCAATCCGGGGTTATTTGGATAACATTTTCCTTCTGATGCATTTCAATGACTTCCGGTGATACAACGTTATCCGAAGAACCGAGGAACGAAACAAGCAACTCTTGTGCAATCATTTGTTCGTCATTATTGAACGATTTACACATATCCTCGAACCAAGGTGAAGTCGGTGTCCATCCGTTCTTTTCAAGATTCCTCCACCTTTCTTCATTATATTCAATGTTACCTTTCTTATCTATTACAGGGTCTTCATCCCATAGAATCTCTCCGGTTTTTTCATCTTTCTTATACCATTTAAGATATCGGTTATAACGTGGGTCTTGATAGAACTTAAATTCAACAATTCTGAAATTATTCTCACCTCTTAATGCTTGTGAATAAGTTTTATAATATAATGGGTCTTTACCGTTAGGAGTTGAAATCATCAGACATTTTGGGTTTTCGACAGCAGACTGAGATGCTCTGGCACTCGTATATGCAGCATTAGAATCAGCCAAGAACGCAGCCTCGTCAAGACAAAGTATGGTAGTACTACTGACACCACGTGCAGAGTGAGGACCGGATGCACGTGCATAAATTTTACAGCCGTTAAAAAGTTCAATGTAGTTTTTATTTCTTTTTATATAAATTGATTTTGTATTTTTAGAACTATCCGGGTCAGGCGAATAATAGTCATTACCCCACATCCATCTTGGAACTTGGTCAAGAAAATTAACAATCTTATTCGTCAATTCAATTGCTTGGTCAAGTTTGTTTGCTATACACAGTATGGTTTCCGGTGACTTCTTATTGGCAAATACACATTGTCCACAGATGTATGCAGCAGAAACAGTGGAAATGCCTGACTGACGGCATTTTACGGTTACAACTTGATTATCCTCCGCACACGCCCTTAAATATACCTTTTGTCTTGGGAATAATAAGAACGGAACTTCACTACGTTCCATAGCATTGAATGTGTAAAGATAATTTTCGATAAAGTAAATCCTCGATTTATCTTGATAGCATTTTATATATTCACTTTGTTTACTCATGCTCTTTTTTATTAAAATTATATAAATAGAAGCAAAAAATCAAAAGTTATATATCTAAAACAAAAAAAGCCACTGTAAATCAGTGACTTTTATATTTAATCGTTAAATGGTAAAACACCAAAATACTTACCACATTTTTTGTTAGTGCATTTAAAAATAGGTTCACCTTGTATGAAAACACCTATCTTTGAACCGCATTTATCACATTTTTCTGGAACGGTTTCACCCTCTTCATTTTTCCGTAATTTATGTTTCTTTTCCTCTAATCCGACTGATTCATTAACACAATCGGCAATCAATTCCTCACTTGTATAGTATCCGTCTTCAATTTCGACACTATCATTACTTTGCTTTATGAAATCGTTGAATTCATCCTTGTCTTTCTCTGATTCTATTTTAGATATGATATTCTTGAGTATTCTCTCACCTCTCTTTGTTTTACCGAATATTTCTCTAAGGCAATCATTGAATTTATCAGAAGGTAATTCTGCCAATGTCATTAAGAAGAAATTAGGCTCTACCACATCTAAGTCATCAATCTGTGATGCTATGATATTCCACAAAGCAGAACCTAGTCTCATATCCCAAAGTTCAGCCAATTTGAAATCAGATTTCTTAATGACATATTCTGCCTTTTCCCTATTTTCAGGTAAACCGTGAGCAATTGCAAGTTCCAATATGCCTTTTATTGTTTCATTGAGCAAAACAGGAAAAATTATGCCTTCCGCATCAATCTTAACCATATTCTGAGGCATATCCATTGTTACGTCAACTTTTCCTGCTTCAGTGGTATCACTATCCTCTTTCAACTTATCCTTTTCAAAAAACATCAGTATTTCATTATACTTGATGATTTTCTTGTATAAGGATGGTAATTCATCATCAATTTCAAACAGTTCCCTTATATAAGATGAAATGTTATTGGCATAATACATGGAAGCACCTGTCACAAGTACATTAAGCATACGTCTTTTATATATCTCACCACTGAGATAGTTCATATCACTGATACTGTCAAAACTGAAATCCGTTGTTTTCTCTGGAAGAAACCTTTGGTTGTCATCATTCACTTCATCTACTATTTTTACGTTAAGTTGGATGGTATCCTCCGGAATACTGAAAAGCTCAGTAACTATTGTGGTGCATAATTCTTCCAATGCATGAACATTCTTGGATTCAATTTTCTTACATAACGTGACAAGTTTTCCTAATTCTGATTTAAGTTGTTCAATGTCAGTTATTTCCAAATTGTTTGTTATATCAGCGAACTTGTTTGCAACAGCATTTATGATGAACTTCTCTTCTTCATCCGGCGGAAAAGAAGGATGTTCACCAAGTGATGTCTTGTTGTTTTCCAATGACTTAAGTATGTACTTTGGCAATTCTAACATATTAATATACAAGCATATTATAAAGTGTTATTGTTCCTTGTTTACGATAGTATGTCGATGGAAAAATGTCAAGTTTATTAACACCGTCGGTAAATGTATGGCATTCATTATTTTCATCAGTTCCAATATATTTCATATTAAACTGTGTCTTAAGCATATCAGCCAATTGTCTGAAATCGAACGATGTCTTTCTTGGGTTTCCACCGGCCATTTGAGCAATTGCATTCCAAATATTGCTTTCAAGTTGTTCTTTCTCTTCTGTTTCAGCAGCGGCATTCAATTCATCATCATCGGTAATACCCGTAATGTTTCTAATCTGTGTGTTGGTAAAACCACTTTCATTTATTTTCTTATTACCAATACGTTTCAGAAATTCGCTCAAAGAATAATAGTCTGAATTTTTCTTAAATTCGTTTAATCTATTTTCCATAATCTGTTTCTTGGTAATGACTTTACTTTCATTCGAAGGCGGTATCTGAATTGTTGCCTTTTTAACATCAACGCCTGATTTCTGTGCTTGTTGCTTTGTTGTATCAACCGCTTTCTTAACATCACCACCGGCAGCATCAACATCGGCATTAAGTACTATACCTTCGCTTAAAGCATACTGCCTTTGTTCTTCTGTTATTTTGATTTTTCTCATAGTTATGCAATTATAATAATAAATAGTCGTTTGATATTATTAAAAAAGCCCCCATGTGTATTGGAGGCATTTGTTTTTATTTAAAATTAGGTGATGTAAAAGGCTTTTTCTTATAACTTATGTTTGTTATAGATTTCTGCATTTGGCCATCTTCATCCTTATTCTGCATCACCTGATTGAAAATCTCATCTATTTTAGTTTTGTTTTCCTTAACAACACTTTCACCCATGTCTATTCCACCTTCGTCTGGCATTGCGTTATCCATTGGCTGTTCCTGTGGTATTTCTTCTTGTGATGGCTGTTCCGGTGTTTCTTCCGATTCATCACCTTTTATTTTATTCAAAATGTCGTTAGTGTCTTCAGGTGAAAGACCTTCTATTGCTTGTTTGACTATCATGCCTGCGACATATTTGCCAAGGTCTGCGTCCGGTTGTGGGAGATTTTCGTTATATGAACGGAGTGACTGACTTAATTTACCTGTTAATTGTTGTATGTATTTCTTTGGGTCAGTTTCCTCATTGGCATCAACACCAGCATCAAAATTAGTATCGAAAGGATTACCACTGTCATTAGGTGTTTCGTCATTCATTGGCGGCATTTCCTCACCACCGTTGTCTGCCATAGGCATTCCATTATCCATAGGTGGTTCTGCCATTGGTTCAGCCGGCATTTCCGGCTGAGATGGCAATTTTATAACCTTACGTTCACTTAATCTTTTTTTTTACCTTGATTGATACGTTTCATGATAGAATCAGTAAGTTGCTCGATAACCTCGTCAGTGAATGGTGCAGAACTACCTATTTGTGTACCGAATGGTTTCTCACCCTTAGCTGAATCATCATTCCAATCTTTACCGAACTTATCAATCTCAGTGTTAGGAGGTGTTGTCATAGGCTTCTTCTGATATGCCGGGTGTTTACCAAAGTCATTCAATACTGCTTCCGTAACTTGTTTCACAATACGATTGATGCTTTCGTAAGGAACTTCACCAATATCCATTAATGCAGGGTCGAGTTCTTCTTCATAGTTATCACCGCCCTCAATAGGAGTGTCATTATTCACTTGTATTGGTTCTGGTTCTTGTGCATTAAGCCAATCGTTGTAATCCTGTTCAAAATCCAAATAAGAACCGTTGCTGCCACCCTCTACTTCTGGGAATGGAACATCATCACTCATACCTGCAACATCGTTCACATCAACAACTTCCTCGTTTACTTTATCTGTAAATGGAGCACTGTCTCCTATTTCGTTTGTACCTGGTGTTGGAGAGTTCTGATTGTCTGTATTGTGTACAACATTAGCCTCCTCATGGATTGGTTCTGCATCCGATTCTCCCTGATTGCTTTGATTGTCATCAACTTGGTCTGTATAAGGCGCAGAACTACCGATGTTAGTTCCATTTGTCTTGTCCATGAAATCTTTTGACTTATTCCATGCAAGAACCTGAGCCTCAGTTAATTTAACTGTATGGCCTTTTGATTCTACTCTTACAACCTTTCCACCTTTAGGATGTTCGCCAGCCACACCGGTGTCAACATATTGTGGTTTTTCGCAATAAGTACCGTCATCAGCACCATTGCCAGGAGTCTTATCAGACTGCATTTCTTTGTTAGAAACTTCACCATCCTCAGTATAAGGACCGCCGGCTTTTTCTGGATTTGTCTCAGTATCTTTTAAATCTTTGTCAAGTTTTGCAACTGCTGTATCAGTGAAAGGTGCATTTACTTTGTCATCGGATGGATTCTTTGCAGGTGCCTCGGGTAAAGTATGGTTCATTGTGAAACCACCTTCTTTATCTTCTTTAAGGATGTGGCCTACGTTATTGACGATTTCAGCAAAACGGTCAAGTTCAGCCCTCATTTCCTTAGTTTCATTCACCTGCCATTCAGCAGCCTCGTTCTTAATACCCTCAGTCAATACCGGTTTCTTTGTGTTGCAAGCTTCATTGATTGACATAAGTTTAAGTTCCAATTGTTTCGAAGCCATTGGATATGTGAGGTATTCATAATTCTTTTTGTTCATGAAACCACCTATGTAATCGAAATCTTCTGCAATAACTTCTGTGTCTTTCTTAGGTGCTGCTTTGATATAGAATTTCTGTCCTTCGCGTATGATACCGTAGGTTTTTCCGTCCGCACCTTCTGTTTTATATTCAACTACAGACTGTGACTCTCTTGCGGTTGCTTCATTGACACCGTAAGACATAAGAGTCTTCATCCTATCAAGTTGTTCATCATAAATGTTACTCATGTTATTTTTTAAACTAATTAGTTATTTTAATAATAAATAGTTAATTTTTTTATAAACTCATTTAATAGAGTTTATTTTATTATATGTGTTGTTTATAATATCCCATATCTTATCCAAATAATCCATACGTCTTAACAGTTTGTATATGATATTTCCGCTGGACATTTCACCGCTTCTTGCAAGTCCTTCCTTTCTCATATTCTTAAGACGCTTGAATATTTTCATGGTTCTTTCCCCAAGTTCTTCAAGTCTTGAATTGCTTGTTTCCTTTTCTATACGTTTTTCAATTTCATCAATTTCATTCATTATTTCGGCAGAAAATTCCTTAATGTATTTCTCATTAAGTTTTGCATCATCAAAGTTTGACGGTTCAATTACCCATTTATTCTTAATAAGCGAGTATACACCTGATGATACTCCCGGTTCATCTGCGTTTTCAACACTTACTTCTACCGGATAACCATATATCTTCAGTTTTTCATGTGTCTGATTCCATATTTCCTTTTTAGACTTAAAATAATCATCAATCAAGTCTACCTTTTTATATATATCTTTAAAACTTACTACTATATGTACGTCGATATCTGAATAACGCGACCAATTATAGTTGGCAAGTGAGCCTGTAAATACAATATCCTTTGGTTTAAAATTAGGTATTGCCAATTCATCTATAAAATCATCGGCGATGTCGAGCAATTTTTCCCTTACTCTTGAATTAAGTTTCTCGTTTATCCAAAACCTGTCATGAAGTTCCTCTTTTGTCTTGAATGAGGAAAGACTTACATCTTCCGCATCCATTTCATTGATATATAGTTTTGATTCAATTATTCCTTCCTTTCTAAGTACTTCGTCACCAAATAACTGTTTAATAAGATACATGACAACCGGATATTCAACAGTCATCATATATTCATTGAACTCATAGTTTATCTTGTTCAGTTTGTTAACCCATTCAAATATATCACCATTAACCCTTTCAAAAAGATTTCTGAAAGTTTCCTCATTGAAACCGCCGATTCGTTCTATTCTGAAATTATATCCGTCAATTGGTATTTCATTATTCCACGATGTCACATCGGTGTTGTTCATGAACTTGAATTTTCCGTTAATGAAATCTGATTTAGGTACTTCAATGGAGAAGTTACTACCGTGGCCGAAATTATTGGTTAATTGTGTATTAAACCAATTGACACCATATGTTTCACTTCGTTTATGACCATGCAATGCACATATCTTTCCTTCTTCTATAATGTCATTCAATGCCATTATATCAGTTCCGTGATACAACTTTATCTTTTCCGGTAATTGGTCGAAAAACGACGGTTTCCATTCATTTAAATTCATAACTTTACTTTCGCTAACAATCTTATTGTTTATTTTAACTGAAGTTGCGTTGAATATAACATAATTATTTCCTTCTTCACCATCGAAGCCAAAAACAGTACCAATTGGATATACTATACCGTCAATATTACACATATTAAGCAAAAATAACGATGCTGCTTTTGGTGAACCTAATAATCCAACCAAACGTTCATACAACTCTTTTCCGTTACTCGTTCCCTCAATTATCCCCTCAGTTATTCCCTCAAATCTATTATGGTATTTGGTATTTAGGAAATTTAGCCCTTTTGCTATTTTTGTTTTTATTCCATTGTTAATTGGATTAAACCATTCAATATAGTTACTACCATTGTTTTCAGGTATTTCAACCTCATAAACGTAACTTTTAGCCTTTGAAAGATGTGGATTCAATTCTGATAGATTATTGAAGAATGAATTTATTTCATTGCTGTCTTTACTATATTTTGAGATAAATTTATTCTTTTCTGATTCTAACGTATTAGCATCAATAGTCTTTGTAGTATACATTATCATACGTAGACTATTGATAATATCTTGTGCAATTGCGTCGTTTGTTATTGTTTCGTTGGCTATTGAAGTTAATTTTTCCGTTGTTATACGTTCATTATTCTTGTCATACGAACCTGTGTTGGCTTCTTTTGAACGTTCAGCATATTCTCCGGCAATATCCTTGTTGTCAGTCACATAAGTACCCCATCCGAACTCTTGTGAGCCGTCTCCTGTATCGAGATACTTTTTATGATTAAACCTATTAAAGTCATATGAAGTACCATGAAAACCTTTAATTTCATTTATTTTTTGATATGCCAGCATATGTAAATGTTAAAAATACAAAAATCTATAAAAATAAATATAGAAATATTTGGTGTTTAAAAAAATATTTAGTACCTTTGCACTCGAATTTAAAACAAAAATTTTTTATGTCAACAAAAAAGAAAGCGGAAGAAGTATCTTTAGAAGAAGTAAATGAGATTAAGGCACAAATGCGTGAGATTATGGACAAAGTTACTCCAAAATATCTCTATGACTACCTTAATCAGTATGTAATTGGTCAGGAAGAGGCCAAAAAATATATCTCTGTGGCTGTATATAACCACTATAAGCGTTTTATGGATAACATATATGGTTATACACAAGGAGAGGAAAACAATCCTTACAGTGACGTGGAAATTGAAAAGAGCAACACCATCATTTGCGGTCCAAGTGGAACTGGTAAAACCTTTATGCTTAGAATGCTTGCAAAACATCTGAACATCCCATTCCACATTGCCGATGCAAGTGGACTTACTGCCGCAGGATATGTTGGTGCTGATGTCGAGAGTGTTGTCCTCGGTGCTTTGCGTGATTGCAAGTTCAATATTCAAGCAGCACAACATGCAATCATTGTTTTCGATGAATTTGATAAGATTTCACGAAAGAGTGAAAATACATCAATCACACGTGATGTAGGTGGTGAGGGTGTACAGCAGTCACTTCTGAAACTCGTTGAAGGTACTACAGTGGATGTTCCACCCAACGGTGGACGTAAGCATCCTGAACAGGAGTGTATTCCTGTTGATACTACAAACATCCTTTTCTTCGGCATTGGTGCTTTTGATGGCTTGGAGAAAATCATTGAGAAGCGCAAGAATAAAAAGGTAATTGGTTTCAATTCAATAATGAATGGAACTAATGATGAGGAAGAGGATTTGCTTGCCGATGTTACGACTGATGATTTGAAGAAGTTTGGCTTCATACCGGAACTTATCGGACGTTTCCCACTTGTCACGCATACAAAGCATCTTACTGAGGAACAGTTGTTCCAAATTCTGAAAGAGCCTAAGAACTCTCTCGTTAAACAGTATCAGAAACTGTTTTGGATTGATAATGTTGACTTAACATTCGAGGATGATGCACTTAGACTTATTGCCAAGGAAGCATACGAAAAGAAAACAGGTGCTCGTAGTCTTCGCGGCGTGATTGATAAGTTGCTTGCTGATGTCATGTTTGATTACGGTGGTTATAATAAGGAAAAGGTAACTCTTACAATTACCGCTGATATGGTTTCCAAATATCAGAATAAGGGTGAAAAGAAAGAGGCAGCATAAATAAAAAAGGTCGCCTATTCTACAACGTACAAGGCATATAATCTTAGCACATCTGTGACGTTAGGAAGGCAGACCTTTATATTTAAATAGCATTATAAAAAATGAAAGACAACGAAAGACAAGTAAAACAAGTAATTGTCATAGATAAATCAAAACAAATGAATGTTGGTAAAATAGTCGCCCAAGGATGTCATGCGTCCTTGGGGGCTTTACTTACAATGTTCAGTAAAAACATCTGCCTTGATGACCGTACAAAATATCAAGTGACATTTGATGAAAACTCAATTCTTGATAAATGGCTAAACGGCATTTTCACTAAAATATGTCTCGAAGTCAATACGGAAAATGAAATGGTCGAAATCTATGATAAAATTGTAGAATACAACAAAACAGCAGAGGAAAAAATACCTGTTGTACTTATTGAGGATAATGGTTTGACGTGTTTTCATGGGGTCAAAACAAAAACTTGTATAGGAATCGGACCGTTTTGGAGTGATAAAATAGATGAATTTACCGGTCATTTGAAACTTTTCAAATGATATACACTATTTAATGTTAATTATTTTTTCCATTTATGTATAAAACATTAAATATTAATTCTGAAATAACGACTGGTATTCATAAAGGTAAAACAGTCAAAGAAGTATTAGAAAACGGCAAAAAAGAAATTTTTAACTTAATAAAACAAGGCTTCTCATTTGATGATGAAGTTTTGTCATTGGCCGGTATTAAGAAGAATGTAAGGGATGTGACAATTAAACAAGTTTTCATTGAACATGAGAAAGACAATAAGATATACGAAAAAGAAACAACAAGTCTTTCAAAAATACTCAAAGAAATAAGAACAATCGATAATATCGATGAAAATGAAGAAAACAACGTTAATATGCCACAAAATGATAGTGATGAATTTGAAGAAATAAATATTGATGTATGAGTCAGATTTTTGGATTTTGTGGCCGTAAAAGGTCGGGTAAAGGTGTTTTATCTGAAATAGTAAAAAATTACTATAATGGCGTTATTGTAACAGCAGCAAATTATTTAAAAGGTATCTGTGCTGAAATTCTTGATTGTTCAATTGAAGAACTAAATGAGAAAAAAGATAACGGCTATACATTTTGTTATGCACCTGACGATAGATGGTATGATATAATAAATAAATGGACTGATATAGACAAAAAAGAAATCAAAGCCGATATAGAACGTGTCGAATTTACCAACATAAGACAGATGTTACAAGTCATAGGTACAGATTGTATACGTAAGCATAATTCTGATTGGCATGTAAATTGTATGAAAAAGGATATACAGAAATATGTTGCTGAAGGTAAAACGGTTGCAGTTGATGACGTAAGATTTCCTAACGAACGAAAACTTATAGAAGAGTTCGGCGGCCAATGTTTCTTTATTGTGCGTCCTATAACAACAAATGTATCCAATCATATTTCAGAAACATCACTTACGTGGGATATGTTTGATGATGACCATATAATTGTAAATTGCAATACACTCGATAATTTCAAGATGTATTTTAGGGCGCATATCATCAATGGCTTCAAAAGGAATTTTAAATTTCCAATATTCTTATCAGAAATGCCACATTTCACAAAGTTGAATATTAATTTCGGCAAAGAAATGAATCGTTTGGTAAAAGAAGTGTTAATACAAAACAGAAATTATGAAATGTTTGATAATAAAGGAGTTTTCAGATATACGCCATCAACAAAAGATGAATTTGCCGATTTCATAAAACAACTGTTTGGTATTACAATAACGGATAATAGGAAAATAAGGCATTCATGCTATAAAATATATAATCCGATAATAATAGAAAATCTGAAAATTTTTCTATAAATAAAAAGGGGTAGAAATTTAGTCTACCCCTTTATTTTTACTAGTCTTTAACAACCGTATAAACCGTGTATTCAACACCATCTTCTGTAACAACCGATGAAATCACGTGGCAACCTTCTGCTACATAGGTTGTACCTTCACCCTCCGGATTGTTGCTTGGGTCAAAATCATAGAATTTAGGACCACTTGTCTTACTTGTACTGCTTACAATAATCTTAGCAGTTCCGGCCTTGAAATTGGCATCTTTACAGTTAAGCAAGTATCTCTTGTCCTCACTACTGTTTCTGAATGTACCACCTGTGATGTTGATAGTACCTGTCTCACAGTAGATTAACTCAGCCGCAGCACCATTACCAATGAAGTTACCACTTTGAATATTAGCGGTTGCGTTTGTGCTTGATACCCAAAGGATTTTACCATTGCCATTGTTTACAATCTTGCTGTTTGCACCATTACCTTTGATAGTTATAGTTTGTGAACCTCTTGCAAGAATACTTGCGGAATCACCGGTTGTATCAACTTCCAATGTATGTCCATTAAGATTCAATGTTACATTATTATTTACCATCGTACCTGGGCCAAATCTTCCTGTTTCAACATCCTCGCTAAGTTTGACTGTACCGTTATTAAGCATAAGGATATTAAATGATTTTCCTTCGCCGGGTAAATCATACGTTACTGCGCCACCCATATTACCGACAGCCTGTTTTAACGAATAAACTTCACTTTTCAATGATGCAATAGTAGCATCCTTCTCAGCAAGTTTATCGTCAATCTGTGTGTTAAGGTCTGATATGTTACCCTTTACGGCAATCTCATTGTATGGGTCAAGTGGAGTGCTTGCACCTACACCATAGTATGCACCGTTTGGATTAACGTTAATACGTGTACCCTCGTTAGTGGCTTTGTCCTTTGAATAAATCTGAACACAGATACCGTTGGCATCACCATCATTTGTACCTACGTAAGATATTACGTTAGCAGTGCTGTTGAAATACTGTGAACCACCACCATCACTTTCATTGAAGATAAGTGCATAAGAGCCATTCTGGTTTGTAATCTTACCTACAACGAACTTATTGTTAGTTTCAGTCTTAGTATAGTAGTTCTCAGGATTGAAAATATCACTCAGTGGAATTGCAATATTTTCCTTGCCGGAATCAGAATTGAACGTAATAACAAGATTTCCATTCTCAATTTTAACTTCTGATACCATACCATCCTTAATAAAGTCAGTAGCATCAATAGAAGCCAAAACAGTATCGCCATTCTTCAGTTCAATAGTCTTGGTCTGCGAATTGTAATCGCCACCGGTAACATAAGCCGACAAATCTTGATGGTTTTTCAAAAAACCTTGCTCGTTTACCCAAGTCTCAGTTGCATAGCCTTCCAAAGACTGATGTTCGGTTAAGTAATTAGCATCATTTTCCAATTCAGAAACCTTTGTCGGAATGTCACTTTCTTTAGCCAAGCCTTCAACAGCAGCAGTCACATCACCTTTGACGGCAAGTTCTTCCTCTGGTTTCATAGAAGCAGAATTACCGACACCGTAGAACATACCATTAGGGTTGACGTTTAATCTTGAACCTGTGTTGTTAGATGTTTGTTTTGAGTAAATCTGTACACAAACACCGTTTGCACCGTCAGCATTAACACCAACAAATGATTTGATACCGGCTGTTTTGTTCTCATACAACGCGCCACCGCCATCAGATTCATTCCATAATTGTGCTACACTACCATCAGCATTAGTATACTTAGTTTGAAACCATCCATGCTCAACATCATTAGGTTTAGACCAAATCTTAGTAAATATTTCGTTCTTTACTGCGTTATCACCATTTTCTCTTTCTGATTTAGTCGCAAACAATTCATCACTTTCTGATTTAGTATAGTAATTTGCAGGATTGAAAATGTCTGTTAGAGGTATTGAAATAGGCTCTTTGCCTGCATCTGTATTGAATGTAATTACCAAATTACCATTATCAATAGCAACCGAACTAATCATACCATCCTTAATGAATGGCGTTGCATCAATTACGAACAATACGTTATCATCATGTTTGAAATCAATCTCTTTTGCATCTGAATTATAGGTAGCCCCATTTACATAATCCGAAAGGTCTTGATGTTCCGTTAAATATCCTGCGTCATTTGTAAATGCTGAAACGTTTTCGGGAATAACGGGAATTTCCGGTTTATTTTCCAAATCGTTGTAAGAACCACTTGTAGCAACAGCAGCCAAATCATCCGAATTAGCCTTTAACTCAAGTTCTTCCTTTGTTGCGTAGTCTTCAAGTGATTGATGTTCTGTCAAGAATTTAGCGTCGGCTTGTTCTTTTGTATACACATCTTCAATTTTAGCATACTCTTCGAGAGATTGGTGTTCTGTCAAATAGTTGGCATCGTTCTCCAATTCTGATACTTTCGTAGGGATTTTACTCTCAACTTCTGAAACCTCCTCCTTTGTTGCAAGATTAGAAATGTCTTGATGTTCTGTTAAGAATTTGTCATCGGCCTCATCTTTTGTATATACATCTGCCGACTTTGCATAATCTGAAAGAGCATCTTCTGTAATGAAATTAGCATCATTGTCCAACTCAGAGACTTTTGTAGGAACAGTAGGAATTTCGTCTTTTGTAGCGAACGTAGCCTTATCTGCCTCGTAAGTATCAGTATTGAGTTTCTTTGCTATCTCTGCAACCAACCTTGCTTCGATTGATTCACCATTTTCTAATGCATCTGCAATTTCACCAAGTGTGTCCAATGCAGCAGGAGCACCATTGACAAGTTTATCTACCGCTGTTTGTATGGCAGTATTCATTTCCTGCTCATCCACACCGCCACCTGGAAATGCAGGCGGATTAATCATACCGGTTCCATCATCACCGGAATAATCATAAGTCCAAGGATTGATATAATCTTTTGTATTCTCCATTTTATTAAAAAAAAATTGTATAACAATAAATAGGCAAAAAAGAACAAAAAAAAGCAGTCATTAACCGCTTTTACCTTATCTTCTTCCCATATGGCTTCTGTTTCCGTTTGGACTACTTGGTCTCATACCACCATGTCCACCTGCACTGCTTGGTCTATTATTCATTGGCCTGTTTCCCATACTTGAATGACCATGACTACGTGGAGGTATTCTATCTGGATTCATAATAGGTGGTCTATGCCCATGACCTCCATGATGTCTTGGTACTGCATGATGTACATGTCTATGATGTGGCAATGGTCTTGGATATGCACGATAATGTGTCCTACCGTTTAATATATAAGGATAATAATACAAGTTATTATAATTGTAATAAATCAACACCCCATCATAAAAATACGGTGTACCATATGTGATTATCATTTTAGCATCATCGTTTCCAATTTCAATTTCTTGAGCATAAGCACCAGTTATACAAGAACCAAATGAAATTAATACACTCAAACCAATAACAATGTTTAAAATCAACTTCTTCATAATCTTATCCCTTTTTACTTATAACTATTGCAAATATACTGCGGAAAAACAGTTTTAACAAGCCTCATAAGACGATTTAGGGTTTTTCCAAACAACTTTTAGAAAAAACTATATCGTAGTAGGGAAATCCCTAACAAATAAAAAACGGCCACTTATTCAGAAGCCGTTTCAATTTTCTCTAATTCTTTAAGTACTTTTTTCAAATATCCGTTTGTTGCTTTTTTTGAATAACCACATCCTCCATTCCAAAGTCTTATCATGTGTTCTTGAAGTTCTGAATCGCTAATTTCCTTCTTTGGCTTATAGAAGTTTTGAATTATCCAAAACATTTCAATTGATTTTTCTACGCTATACCTATCTTTGTATGTAAACCGCTTTTTGTTTTTCTTCAGTTTGTTTATACGGTTGCACTCATCAACTACAATTGGGGAAATTTGCAAAATTCCAACATGTTTTCCGCTTACTGCTCTTGGATTTCCTTTACTTTCTACTGCGCTAATTGCTTTTATTAAATTGTCCCATCTGTTTTCTGTCGGTGTACTTTGTGCAAAACTTTCCAAGCCGCAAATCATGAAAGTTAGTGTTAATAATGCTTTAATTAGTGTTTGTCTCATTTTATAAATTATGTTTTTTATTTTAATCAGTTGGCGAATTTCATATTCCTATTTAATGAAATTGACGGACAGAAGTCCATTCTTTGCCAACTTTCCTGTATACCACTCCTTAATGATTTGTTTAAGGAATTTCTTCCTATCATTATCATCAGTCATCATATCATGGAATCTATCGTCAAGCAATAGTAAAAATTCTCTGAGCGACATGGTTTTTATTGGTTGCCCACTGCTTAACATATTTACCATCTTGTCTTTTATTGGATACCCATTTGCATCGATATCATCCATTTTAACAGGTTCAAAATTCTTGTCAAGATAATCTTTAACAAGAAGCACCTTTTCCCTATCAGGAGAGAAACCTTCCGTAAGGATTTCACCTATAATTTCTCTCTCAACGTCTTCGTTTATTACTATGTTTTTTTTCATATCGTACATATAATATAAATATCTTTGCAAGACATTTAATGCAAAAATACTATTTTTTAGTCATATAACCAAGTTTATTTTAATATTTCTTCCAAGCCTATTTCAGACAGTTCAAATACGAAGCCATCTGAGGGTTGTTCATTAATAATATAGTCTGTTATCTTATCCTCAAATTCATGTTGTATTGTATGTATAATAGGTCTTGCACCGTATTCATCCTCTTCCTTTACCTTATTATATATATAAGAGATACATCTATCGTCCGTAAAACTCTCACCAAGTTTATATTTGATATTTTCAAGACGTTTACCGAGTTTGATTATTTCAAGTTTAATTATCTCCTTTATATTTTCTTCTGAGAGTTTATTGAAATAAATAATACTATCAATACGATTGATAAATTCCGGTCTGAATTTGTTCTTCATTGCTTTCTCTATTGCCTCTTTGTTGTTTGAACTTTCATTCTTAACAAATCCCACACCCTTTCCCTTTTGTGCAATTTCCTTAGCACCGACATTAGATGTCATGATTACAATGACATTGGAAAAATCTACAACATTTCCCATGTTATCAGTCATCCTACCTTCATCAAACAACTGTAAGAATACATTATGAACGTCTTCATTAGCCTTTTCCATTTCATCAAGCAGCAATACACAGTGATTATTCTTTTTGATTGCCTCTGTAAGAATACCACCTTTATCATAACCAATATAACCGGCAGCCGCACCATACAGTTTATTTACACTCATCTTATCTGAATATTCACTCATATCAAGTCTTATCATTGATTTCTCATCACCGAATACCTCTTGTGCAAGTTTCTTGGCCAAGTATGTTTTACCTGTTCCGGTCATACCACTGAAGAAAAGTACAGCAGGTCTATTGTTGTTAACCATACCTATTCTTTGTCTTTTGACAACACGGCACACTTCATCAACGGCAGTGTCTTGTCCAATTACATATTCCTTTAATTTTGAATTAAGGTTTTTAAGTTTATCCCTTTCATTTTCAGTTATTTTACTAAGCGGAACATTAATTTTAAGCGAAATCTGTTCTTTTACATCATCTTCAGTTATTTCAATTGGTTTATTATTTAAAAGATTTTCCTTTTCAATTAAAGACAACTCAGACTTCAATAGAATTTCTTCATTTTTCAAATTATCATACTCATCATAATCCTTTCTTTCCGTACTATTATTAATCTTAGAGATTTTTTCTTTTACTGCTTTTAACTTCTCTTTACATTCCTCAACACGTTCATCTTCTTTTACCTCCAATGATTTTTTCGCACCTATCTCATCGAACACATCTATTGCATAGTCCGGCAATTTTCCATCCTTTACGTAACGTTTAACTAACTTTACACAAGTTTCTACAGCCCCATCAGTGTAAAAGACATTATGGAATTTCTCGTATTTTGTCTTACATAACTTAAGAATTGATATGACGGTATCTATATCCTTCTCTTTCATTACAATTTTTTGGAAACGCCTTTTCATTGATGGGTTATTATAGATATATGCATTATACGAACTATTATCCATCGTACAGATAAATCCGATATTACGTTCCATCAAAATCATGTCAAGTAAGTTTTCCGTATTGATTTCAGCGAACTTACTTTTATCAGATAGAATGGATTGCAAGTCATCAATAAAGAATATATATCCACCCTTTTTAACAGCATCTGCTATAATTGCGTTGAATTTTGCTTCGAAATTACCTCTTAGAACCGCGCCCGCAACAAGACTCATAAAATCGAGTTTAATAAGTTTCTTGTTTTTAAAAGGTTTCGGTACGTTTCCACTAACCAATAAATTTGCAATATGTGATACCGTTGCGGTCTTACCGATTCCGGAATCTCCGACTATAACAACATTATTACGGTTACGTTTTGATAATATGTTGAAAATTTTATTAATTGTCTCTTCATTGCCAATAACTTCATCTATCTTACCGTTTGAAGCCAACTCATTCATATCCACCAACAATTCTTCAACAGCACCTTTTGGTACTTGCAGTTTGATGGTTGCCCTAACGGGTTTCTTATTATCAGATGGCGGTAAAACTGAATTTAGGTTGCCTAACAATTGGTTGTATGTTATTCCAATCTGTTTAAATTGTTTAGAAATTCCCTCACTCAGTTTGAAAATGGAAAGCAATATATGACCGGAAGTTATATTATCAACATTGTAATCTTTCTTGGCAAGTTCAATTGCCCTATCATATATAGTATCATATGATATATTATCAACGGTCTTTTGATTACTAAACTTAGATAAAAATTGAACAAACCAATCGTGTATGTCATTCAGCGTACTTGTCAATGTCGATTTAGATAGTATCTGATAACCGATTGAATCTTCGTTTTCTAAAACAGACAATATAAAATACTCTATTGTAATCTTATCTGACGGATATTTCTTAATTAAATTATCTTTTATATATTGAAATACATTAGCTGCTTCGTTAGTAAAATTCGCTTCAAACATTAATTTTTAACAATAATCTTATATAAAGATAGGTGTATTTGTAATTTTTTTCAACCAAACATTTGGTTATATGACAATAAAATAGTATTTTTGCGTTTGGAATAAATAAAATACAATGGCAATAGTTTATAATAAGTACGTTAACAACAAAGACCACACTTGGTATGACAGTAGTAATGTACTGTATAGTGTGTGTTATGACACAAACGCAGATAAGAAAGCGTTGAAGGTGGTATTCAAACAAGGTAGGACATATCTTTACAAAGACGTTGATGTAAATGATTATCTCTTGTTTAGAAATGCGGAATCACACGGTAAATCGGTAAACGAGTTTATTACTAAGAAGTATAAAGGTGTAAGGCTTTCAGATACGCCACAAGAAACACTTGATGCTCTTAAAGAAGAATTTATCAATGAAAATAAGGTTACTGAGAAGGCATTTACCAACCTTGCATATCATTTGGAAATAAATGGTGAAACTGGTGAATTCCGTCTTAGTCTTAATGACAAACCGATATACGAAGGTGTTGAAAACCAAGTATCAATTACAAGGTTGCTTAAATCAATGAATATTAACTATTCCTATTCAGAAATGGAAGGAAAAATAACAACAGAAGAGGATTTCGAAAATGAGTAAATTAATTTTAGGTGCTATCGGTGGTGACATGATTGGTCGACCTTATGAATTTCACCCTATTAAAACAACGGAGTTCCCATTGTTCATAAACAATTCTAATTTTACTGATGATACAGTAATGACTGTGGCTAATATGGCTTGGCTATTGGACTATGAGAAAAATGACCTTGTTAATATTATGCATTATTTGGGAAATATTTATTCTGATGTTGGATATGGGTCATGGTTTTACAAATGGCTTATTGCACGTGACAGAGAGCCATTTTTTTCATATGGAAATGGTTCGGCAATGCGCTGTAGTCCTGTTGGGTGGATGTTTGATACAATTGAAGAGACATTAGATTATGCCAAAAAGAGTGCGGAGGTAACTCATAATCACCCAGAAGGTATTAAAGGTGCCAAAGCAGTAGCATCGTCAATATTCTTTGCACGTCAAAACAAAAGCAAGGAATTTATTAAAGAATATATAATAGAGAATTTCGGCTATAATCTTGATAGGACAACTGACGAAATAAGGACAACTTATAAGTTTGATGTTACTTGTCAAGGTTCAGTTCCTGAAGCAATTATCTGTTTCCTTGAAGGTGATGACTATGAGTCAACCGTAAGGCTTGCAGTTTCACTCGGCGGTGATGCCGATACACAAGGTGCAATTGCCGGGTCAATAGCAGAAGCTTATTATGGTATACCTGAAAAAATACAGGAAGAAATTATTAAACGTCTGCCAAAAATGCTTTTAAAAACGGTTGAAGCATTCTCAGAAAATGTGTTTAATAAGAACAATCAACTTTCTGTAACAGTCACACAGGAAACATCTTGGAAACGTGCATTAAATGCAGCAAGACGTACAATAGGTAAAGAGCCAATTGACAAAGAACCTTCTGATAATTGGAAAGCAAAAGTACTGCTTGCAGAACATTCGCCTATTAAATTGGTTGAATATCTTATTTCATTTAAAAACTTACGCCAATGGGTTGGTGTCCATCTACTCAGACATGGTTTTATGCTACCATTTATCCATTCTCAGAGAGAAGACAGAAGAGAACTTAATTGTTCAAGGGATGAGTTGCCACAAGGAACACCTAACGACCAAGACTTTGTAGTAAATGCGCAAACATTAATTAATGTTTCACGCAAAAGACTTTGTACTTGTGCTTCAAAGGAAACAAGGGATGCATGGCAGATGGTTAAGGATGAAATAGCAAAGCATGACAAAGTTATGGCAGACAAGATGGTACGTAATTGTGTATACTCCGGTTTCTGCCGCGAGTTGAATTGCTGTGGCTACGTTCAGACAGAAGCCTTTAAAAAAGAACTCGAAACATACCGTAAAACAGATTATTCTAATAACTAAAATTTAAAAATATGCAAGAAAATTATTATTTTTCACCATCTTCAATTAATAACGTGGTAAATGAAATTCATAATGAAGAAGTAAATTACAATTTTTGTATGCCTTGGCAAAACAGCAATTCAGATGAAAAAAGTTAAAATACACAAATGTAGCAAATGTAATAAATCAGCAACATGGTTTTATCTACCGGCCACAAAAGGTAAGTTTTACTTTTGTGATGACTGTGTTCCACGTGGTTGCACTTGCAATGTCTATAATATAGACATGGCGGAACCGGATAAGAAATACGATGATAGAACAATATGGTGGTCAAAAGAAGCGTACCATAAGTGTATTAATGAAAAATTAGACCCAATTGAGTTTTGCACACGTGACCGCCAATCTGATTCATATTATTATGAAATACTTGATGAAAAAGGTAGACGTGAGCCATGTGTTGAGTTTGACTATTCCCCACATGGTTATGAAAGATAAAGAAACTTCTATGTAGTAGACTCATTGAAAGTTGAGAAAATATTCAATAATGTTTTAAAAGAAAAACGTGAGTTAATATAATTATATAATTTAATTTTAGACAAATGGTAAAAGAAACAACAAAAGACATCTTCAACAACGAGGTTGAGAAATTTCACGGAAAACTCATAAGTTTTATTCGTGGTTTGATTTTTGATTTGAAAAGAAAACATGGACTTAGTGATAATGAAATATCTGAGATATTCAACATTGATGAGAAGAAATTATCGGATTTCATGCATGAGAATTGGGAAGGATATGTAGATTCCCGTTTCCTTTCAATCCTTTATCTATTATATAATGAAGAGTTTGATTTCTACAGAGTTATCTACAAGACACCAGATGATTTTGCTGAAACGGTTGAGGAATATATTAATCAATTCACTGTAAGCAGACGTGAAAGGAATATTAACGAACTTTTTGAAATCCTTGGCATTGAAGATGATTACGATTTAGAAATGGCAATTAGTGCGATTAAGGAGATTTTACATAATAAAAAAGATAATGGCAAAGACTGCAAAAACTAAGACAATAGATTTCGGATTTATACCTTCACCTTATCAGGAGAAAATTTTCGATTTCGTTCAACACGGAACCGGAAATGCTGTTATATCTGCGTCAGCTGGTAGCGGTAAAACTTCGACGATAGTATCAGCAATGAAACTTGTTCCCAAGTCTAAGAAATGCTTGTTCATTGCATTTAACAAAAGCATTGTTGAACATCTAACAAAGCGTCTTGAAGGTTATGATAACTGTACTGTAAAGACCATTCATAGTTTGGGAAACTTAATTGTACGTAGAAATCTTGGTAATGATATTGAAATTGATGAATACAAGTACCGTACATATCTTAAAAAGAATATTGCCGAACTTACAACCATTGAGAACAGTTCATTTATGACGCGTCAAATGGTGGAAGAATATGTTGACAGCATTTCCATGTTGATTGATTATTCAAGGTTTAACCTTGCACAGTCAGTTAAGGAAATAGAACAGGTCGCCATAAGATATGATATACCTGTATCATTTGATGAATGTGAAGTTGCTCTTAAATGCCTCAAATGGGGCAAGGAGAATTATAAGACAATAGACTACACAGATATGGTATGGCTTCCGTATGAATTATCACTCAAGCCATCAGGATTACAATTCGATTGGATTTTCTTTGATGAGGCTCAGGATGCAAGCCAAATGGCGATACAACTGTTTATACGCTGTTTTAAACGCGGTACGAGATTTGTCAGTGTTGGGGATAAAAATCAATCAATAATATTCTTTGCCGGAGCATCACCTGAAGCGTTTGACTATATGTGTAATTATCCTAATACAACTCTATTTGAGTTACCTATATCATATAGATGTGCTAAGAACATAACAAAGTTCGCCAATAATTTAGTACCCGAAATGCAATACAGGGAAAATGCACCGGATGGAATTGTCGCACAAAATTGCCGAATAAGTGAAATAAAGGATGGTGATATGGTACTTGCACGTTCAAAAGCGCCATTGTTGAAATTGTATATAAAGTTGTTAAGACGTGGTGTCAATTGTTATATAAAAGGACAAGATATAGGTACTAACCTTATTAAGTTGCTTGAAGAGATTGAGTGTGAAGAACTTAACGTTAATCTTGACAAGGACGGTGTGTTCGTAAGACTTTACGACAAGTTATTTACAGACCGTAATAAACTGATGATTAAACGTGGGCTTGACATGAACGATGCAACATTATCTATGGGCATAATGGAAAAATATGATACTATTAATGCATTGATAATTCTTGCCGAAAGATATACAACGAAACGTGACTTAATAAAACATATAGAGGAAATATTCAAGGAAGAAGCGAAGGGTGTCTGTCTTTCCACAATTCACAAAGCAAAGGGTTTGGAGGCTGAAAATGTATACATTTTATGTCATTCAATGATGCCATCTAAACTCGCCCACCACGATTGGGAAAAACTTCAAGAGAAGAATTTGCAGTATGTTGCATATACAAGGCCAAAGAACAAATTAGGATTCATTTCAGAAAAAGAAGTACCGCCAGTCGGCAGTATGGCAGAACCTACAGCCATATTAACAGAACTTAAATATATTGAGAATAAAGTCTGTAAAGTTCTTGGTAAAGAACCGATGGAAGCAATGAATAATGCTGAAATGGCAAAGTTCAACCTTAGAAATGCCACAGAAATCACCGATTTCCACAGTAATGATAATTGTGTTGTATTGGAAGAGAATCGCTATGATTATGACGGAGAGTTTGACAGTGATGATGCATTACTCGACCAATTGCTCTTATTTATGCAGAATGGAGATAACAAGGCGGTTGAAAAAGTGAAAAAGGTTATGGAGATAGCAGAACAAAGCCGAGGTTAAATACCCCGGCTTTATTTTCCATTTTAGGATTTTGTGCATTCAATTCCACATATTTTCTTTAACTGTGGTGTCGGTGACTCTATATTTTCCACAAAGCTGTCAAATGCTGTATTGATGAATTGTTCTTCTGGAACTTCTGTATATGTTGCATTTTTCTGTGTTGGAATAGTGTTGAATATGGTTTCTTCAGCATCTTCCTTCTTAACTGTAAGTGGTTCATTACCCCACTCAAAAGGGTTTGATTTATTGTAACTCATAATATTATTTCTATTTTAATTAATTATTTAAATTTGCGATTTGCTGATTAAGGTCAGAGAAATGACTTAAGAAATCAATCTCGTCAAACTTCTCATCCGTATGTGAATTGATTTGCGTAACGGCATTTGCAATATCTTCCTTCGTGGCTAAATTGCAAGTGCATCTCCCGCCTCCGCCGTTTTCGTTCTCAATAATTTCATTCTTCGCTCTTTCAATATGATTATGGACAGAACAGAACTTACAGTCAATATCGCCTAATGAATCATGAACAGAAGTTTCAATCACTTCTTTAACCTCATCAGTATCTATGCTTATACTACTGAATTTCTTATCAAGATAATTCTCGATTACACCGGTACGTCCGATATAAGGGGTATCATAATCATATTCGTATGGTCTATATGTCCTTGGCATTTATATTTTTATAAATTAAGGTTTTATTTATAAACTCCTTACCTTATTCCAAATGTTGTCAATGACAGTACGACTTGAGTCAATCTTTGTCTTTATCTCATTAGCCCTACTATTAACATTATCCACAACATAGTCACGTGATGCGGTAATGGCTGTTTTAATATCGTTTATTGCACGGTTTGTTTCAGATGTAACGTGATTTTGCGTTTCATCATGCTTTTCGTCAATATGGTTTTCTATGTATTCTCTCCAATCGCGGGTTTCCTTTTTCCACTCTCTCCAATTCGTCCTTGTTTCCTCTGGAATCGTTAGAGTGTTTATACCCTCGTCATATCCGTATTCGTTAAATGCATTCATTTTTACTTATATATTTGTATATAAATAGTTGTTATTTTGAGGTTTTTACCCAATATTTATAAAATATTGATGGTTTTTCCTATGGAAAATATTAGAAATATCGTAAGAGAAGTAATAAGAGAATTTATAAATGAAGGGCGATTTGACACAACGGCAACGCCACATAACTCACATACAGACGTAAGCAGGAATCTTGGACATAACCCATTATACACTGATAATGGTGGCCATGCAGCACATGACGTGGTTTCCCAAGTATCCACATTTGATACAAATGGACAGAATTTCCGTTCCGGTAATAATATTGTTGTCTCTGATAACAAATTCATAATCTACAAGATTAAGAATTTCGGTAATGATAAAATTGAATCAACATTAAGTCTATTTGGACGTGGTGCCGGTGGTGAGAAAGAACTAAGGCGTGCTATCGACACAGTTAACGGTGCTGCAAAGCGCAATGGCCGTTCAGTTTCATACAGAACAATTACATCCGAGACCTTTAAAGGTACTTCACAACGTACAGGACAAATGTCTAAGACTTTCTGGGAGTTTAGCCTTGATAATGGGAACAGTTGGTATATTATGAAACCAAATCCAATTCAAAATATGCAACAATCAAAATTAGTCATAACATCAAATACATAAAGCATTAAAATGAAAATATTCACAAATCTAAATAAGCATACGGTTGTTATTAGTGAACAACAGGTAAGAAGCCTAAGTGAAGCAATAAAAGTTTCAACGGCTGAAGAACCGGACGCTAATACACATACAACACAGGCCGACTTCAAAAAGTTCAAAAAATGTCCTAAATGTGGTACGCAAATGCCTTTCCTTATGTCTATATATGATGAACATGATGAAAAAGATAATAGAGTAATAGGACATTGTGATGAGAATGGAAAATGGGAAAAAACTGAATATCAAGCATTTGGAATATGGCAATGTCCAAAATGTTTCCATGTTGAATCACAAAGCAATATGGCCTAATTGTATTTTCATCTTTTTCTGACTATTTATTAGTATAATACTAAATCATTTCTTTCCATAATTCTTTTATATTTTTGCGCCAAGGAATAAAAACTTGGCGTATTTTTATTTTTTTTAACCTAAAAAATTTGTTTAATAGAATTTTTTTAGTATCTTTGCATAAAATATGGATACAAAAAGAGATTTATTGGAAATAGAAACAGGATTGGCAAGACACGATAAATTCAGTTTCATTAAAAACATTGTTGTGTTTAACGTAAATGGTATAAACGAGAATCTTCCTATATACCACGAATGTGATATGTTGGTTTTATCTAAATCAGGATATCTCACTGAGATTGAAATAAAACGTTCTTGGAGTGATTTCTTGGCTGACTTCAAAAAGAAGCATAACCATCACAATTATCCGATAATAAAATATTTCTACTATTGTGTGCCAATTTCAATATTTGAGAAGGTTAGGGATAAACTTGAAGAGGAATTTGCAAAAAGAAATGAAAAAGACGGATTTGATTACACCGGCATAATAACATATGACGAAGAGTTGAATTTCGTATTTCATGGGAGAAGATTCAAAGCATTCAGTACAGATATACTCAGAGAAGCATATCCTCAAATGCTCGGTGCGAAAAAACTGTTTTTGGAACAACGTCTTGAATTGGCAAGACTTGGAACAATGAGAATTGTCACTTTAAAAGAAAATATTTTAAAACTTAAAACAAAAACATCATGACAACTATTTTGTTCATTTTAATCGGCTTCTGTCTGCTGAGTTTATTGCTTGCTATTGGCGATTTCCTCTATTATGATAGGAAAATGCCAACCAAATCACTTGAAGAAATCCTATCTATTATTAAAGATATAGAGGAAAAAATAAAGAGTGAGAAAGATATTATGAGACAAAAAGAACTGTTGGATTTGAAAGATTATTGGGAACTTGAGAAAATGAAACTAATAAATTATCATAAAAAGACGGGTAAAATATATGAAATATCTCGGAAGCAAGCAAAGAATAGTTAATGACATTCTTCCCATTATGCTTCTATGGATGAAAGACAAGTCAGCATTTGTTGATGCATTCTGTGGAGGTTGTTCTGTTATCGAAAACGTTCCGTCACAGTATAGACGTATTGCTAACGATAACAATAAGTACCTTATCGCCATGTGGAAATCTCTGACTAATGATAGATGTCAGAAACCGCCCATGACGATTGAAAGGGGTTTTTATTGTGATGTAAGAGATTCTTACAATAAGAATGATGACCGTTACAGCGATGAAATTAAAGGATGGGTAGGATTCATGGGTTCATTCAATGGCCGTTATTTCGATGGTGGTTATTCCGGTCACAACGTAATGGGTACTAACGGTAAATCAAGGGATTATATTTCAGAAAACATAAATAACACATTAAGACAGATTCCGAAACTTAAAGGTGTTGAATGGCAAAGTGGAAATTATTGGGAAATGGAAATTCCTGAAAACTCGTTTATTTATTGCGATATACCATATAAGAATACAAAACAATACTCAACATCCAAAAATTTCGATTATGAAAAATTCTATGAGTGGTGCAAGGAAATGAAAAATAAAGGGCATACAATATTCATTTCAGAATACAATATGCCGGATGAGTTTAAATGTATATGGAGTAAACAAATCACCAATGCAATGCATCAGACTAATACAAAGAAATCAGTTGAAAAATTGTTTACTATATAGTTAAAGGTTCTGCAACAAAATCTTCTGAATAAAGTGTGTGGTCTCTCCTATAAGGATAAGGATGCATGAAATCCTCTTCAAACCCATATTCATAATATAAAACAAAATATTCTCTCGTATCGTTCATTTGTACAATTATTATATATAATAAATATCCAAAGAAGTATGGAAAAAATAAAAATAAGGTTAAAAGAAAATGGTAAAACTGACTACTGCTACGACATGGCAGTACGTGATGGTTTTTTTGTAAGATTCGGCCACACGATTCCAAAATATACGCACAAATATTATAAGGATAAGGAAATGACTCAAGAGTTAAATAAAGACGATTTTGACATTATACCTTGGGAACCGTTTGAATTATTCGGCGTGGAATGTGGAAAAGGTTGGCATGAATTACTGAAGCCTATATTCAATTACATCGAGGAATACAATAAGGATAAAGCAGAGGAAGACCGTATGGAAATATGTCAAATCAAAGAAAAATGGGGTGAACTATGCGTATATCTTAATTTCTACAACGATGAAGTAAAGACACTTATAGATGCTGCTGAGAAAGAAGCAAGCGTGACTTGTGAACTATGCGGAAGCAAAGAAGATGTGGGTATGACAGTTGAAGGTTGGCTTACAACAGAGTGCCATAACTGCGTTAAAAACTGGTGCAAAGAGCATGAAAGGCCACAACGTTGGAGAAGAAACGATGATAATAAAATATATTGGGTTAATCCGGATGGTGAAGACGAATTGTTAAAAAAGGAGGAACTGCCATGAAGTTTATACTAAGACCAATTTGGAATTATTTAATAGGGTGTAGGAACGGTTATTATCCTCAAATCCTATTGGAACATATACCACAATATCCTATAAAATTCTGGTGTAGTGTTTTATGGGTGTATAGAAAAACAAATACAAATTTCGCTATGGTATATGTCGATGACAGAAATGATACGGAAATAACCCATGATGTATATTGGGGTATGTATAAAACCTATTTAAAGGATAAGGAAAAATGGTATCAGAAACAATTTGAGGAAAACCATACAAAGAAAGAAAAATGTATTCTCAAAATACATTATTGGCTGAATAATTTAAAGCGGTGGAGTTAATCTACCGCTTTTATTGTTATGAAGTGTATTCTTTAAAATTATAATATGGGTCTATATATTCATTTATATACTTTCCGAAAGTAATAAATTCAGTTTTCCTCTTAATGTTATAGTCTTTCCAATATGCTTTACGTGTCTTTATTGGCATTGTTTTATAGACTTTCCACCTTACAGCACCGCCGTAATGTGTTGCAATATAATTCAAATTGTTTTCATTTGCGTAGGCTTCCATTTCAAATGGGTTCATCTTATATGCAAATGTAAAACCTCTGAAAATCGCTTTTAACCAATACCATATATATAATACATAAAATTCCCACCATGAATTATTTGTTGATACTGCTTGCTTTACATGTATCATTTCATGGTTGATAACATAAGCAGCCATTCCATCTTTTATGTATTTTTCCCATTTTTCCTTGGTGCTATTTCTCATCCACATTTTGCCGAAAAACGTTATGGCCAAATATCCGGCGAAAGGAATAAAGTTATTCCATTTAATCTTAATATCAACTATTTCACTTGGTTTCTTCATTGCTTTTTGATTTATGTCAATTATATATATAATTATCTTAAAAAATATTCTTATTTGTTTTGTTGTGATATTTATTCTTAGTATCTTTGCAAACGCTTAGAGAAAAATAACATAAATAATTAACTAAATTAAATTAGAAACAATGCGTAAATTGGTATTAGTTTTTGCGATGCTTGCCTCAATGGTATTTGCATCTTGCGGCAACTCAACAAAGGGTGCTGAGGGTAATGATTCAACAAAGGTTGATACAACAGTAGTAGACTCAATCGCAGTTGATTCAATCGATTCTATTGCCGCTGACACAATTGTGGCTGAGTAATTAAACCACAATTTAAGCCTCTATCGAGAGAAAAAATCGGAGACTTTAATAATTTTTAACATGGAATTCCTTTGGGATTCCATTTTTTTGTAGTATATTTGCAACGTAATGAAAATAACAATTATAATACCCGGATGGGTAAAATATTGGCTTAGATTAAAAAAAGCCGAATTAATGTATAAAATAATGAAGATAAATAGAATTTCTGACCTTAAAGTTGGTGATAAACTGTATCGTATCAGTAAAAGTACAGGTAAACTATTAACATATACTATTGAGAAAATTGATGGCTCATGGTTTTCATTATCAAATGAAACCGGTTATATATGCACAACAATACAATGTCATAACATTGATAAAGGTAGTCTTAATGGTATATTCTATACACATCAGTTCATGGCTGCATGGGCCGCAATAAGAAAAATACGTGATGAACAGTATAAACTTGAACAAAAACGTATTCAGATAATAAAGGTTAATGGTATTAAGGTGAAAATAAACACGTATCCAGAAAAAGAAAGTTGGATAAAGAGAACAATAAATAATATAAAAGAATTTTTTAACAATAAGTAACTATGTTTGGATTTTTTAAAAAGAAAAAGGTAGAAGATGTAAGCACTTGTGAATTTTCTGAAATGATGGAAGGTGCTATGAATATTCAGGGAAAGGCTATGGTTAACCAAACCGAACTGAATGTTGCCTATCAGGCATATGCAATGTTTAGATATCATTACAATGCTAATCATGCTGATGCTCTAAGTGATGCTGCGAGAGTTGTTGTTGGATTGGAAAAGGAAATCGAAAAGACAAAATTAGAATATGACGAATGAGGATATTAAAAACTATAATGAGGAAAAAATAGAGAATATACAGGATTTCGTCGATTTTTGGACAGAACACTACGGAATTGAATATTCGTGGGAAAAAGATGATGGCGATGAATATCTTGTTGTGTGGATTGATTTCAAGGCATTAAAATCATTTGCTAAACTATTCTCAAGAGATACAATAGATGAATGTGAAACAGATTTTCAATGTATATTCAGACATGACAGTATCGTTTTTCCACATTTTGAATATGTTTTAGACCATTGTGAAATAGAGGAAGAAGATATAAAAAAAATATTCCCAATTTGACTTTTATCAATAATATGGCTCAAAAAAGCCATATTTTTTGTTTTTATTTGCTCAATTCATTTTTTATTAGTACCTTTGCATCACATTTCAAAAGTAAATGTGACTCGTCAAAACAAATAAGCCACTTTTATAGTGGTTTTTTAAAAAATAAACGTTGTGTGCGAACACAAATAATTTGATATATGTCAAAAAAAGTAAAAAATATTATTTAAAGACCGACTTATGTGATGAAAAAGTGTAAAAAATACGTTATTTAATAATAAATGAAAAAATTAAAGTAAATAAAAAATTTTTAAAAGAAAGGGAAAAAATATGAAGAAGATTTTATTTATCGTAATGTTTATGTGCATGGGTATCTGTGCAAATGCTGAGAATGAGGGAATGAACGCGCTTAATGAAGTTGCTCGTTATGAGCTTAGAATTTCAAACTACAATCGTTTATACAGCACGCTTGAACTGACAAACGACCAGAAAGATAGCGTTAAGGAAATAATCGATGAGTATGAACGTGATATTGAGTTTTCAGTTCTCGGTAATGACGGCTCTACAAGAGAGACTTTGCTTAAAAACAGTATTAACAAACACGTCAAGTATATGTCTTATATACTGACTAAGGAACAGTATAAAAAGTATTTGATGTTGTTTAATCTGACTCTTCGTAATCGTGGTGTTGAGGTAAAATAAGTAAAGTCACAATAAGTCGGAATGTTAAAGGTGAGGATTAATTTCCCCACCTTTTTTGTTTTTAGTCCATACCTAATTTTCTTCTGAACTTAATAATATAATTTTCAAGATATGTATTTGCCATTTCCAAGTATTCACCACCGTATTTCTCCCAAATAGGTGTATATAATGAATCACCCTCATTATGTTCCACATACTTAATAAAAGCATTACCATCAAATACTTCTTTTGATTCAGGTGATTTTCTCTTGATTGTACCTATTATACTGAACTCCTTATATACTTTGTTAAATGCTTTCTTGAAAAGTGCCATATTCTTCTTATAGTTCTTTTTCCTTTGCTGTTGTGCCATTAACTCTTCACCCATCTTACGATATTGTGCTTGTTGGTCAAGTCCATTATATGAATAACCATCCTCATTAATGTTTTTCTTCCATTCACTTAATACATCACCAATGGCTTCTATAATCTCAGATTTCTTTATGTGTCTTTTCGATTCGACAGGTGTATTTGCTTCCTTTTGTTTGCGTCTTTCTTCTGCTGCTTTTTTTGCTGCTGCATAAGACGGATTTCTTTCTTCAGGACTTCTACCAAAACCGGTTCTCAAATATTCAAAATTTGTCCTTTTCTCGTCATCTGTATATGGTGTGAATTGGTTAACAAACTTAGCCTCTCCAAGTAAGTCTTCCTTTAATTGACTATGTGCAATCTCAATTGCTTTATCAAATACCGGTCTAAGTTCTTCTCTATCTACATTAAATTCATGTGCAAAAGTATCAAGAGATTCTTCATAGTCATTACGGTTGCTGAAATCGGTTAATGCTTCAGGTGAAACAGCATCAATTCCACCCCAATCTTGATAAACTTCATCCATCCAAGACTTTATCCTTGGAACCATTACACTAATATAATAATTCTCTTCTGATGGAATACCAACAGATTCTTTAATCATTTTCTTAATGATTTGCCTCAAATCATCTTCATTTATATGTTGTGCCATGTAAAAAATATTCGAATATACAGATAAATAGTTCTCAATTTTATTTGTTAATACATTATTTTGCAGTATATTTGCATTGAAATAAATTTACATTAAAATGGAGACAAAAGATAATAAAGAAAAGATTTATGCATGTTGCGAAGTATTGCCGCCAAATGAGTATGGTAATGCATTTGTAAGAGCCGGTGTTGTAATGTATACAAAGGTTGATATTGACTATGATAATCCGGACATTGATTTCTGCAAGAAAATCGTATTGGATGACTTTTCTAATAAGATTCTAACAATTTTCAAACAGAATCCATTCAATATGACAAAAAAAGCCCCACACTGCCATATATATGATGAGATTAACAGACGTTGGTTTAGATTTTTCTCGTATATCCCCATAACATATGAATGTAAACAAATTGATGAATTAATCGATGGCGGTAGCGAAAGAAATATATCAAGTTATGTCCAAGAATATATTAATGATTATATGCAGCATAACTATCTTGGCCGTGGTGTGAATATTCCTACAGTTGATGATATCCGCAACTGGTGTGGCGGTGGTGAATTTCCATTTTTGGAGGTGTATCTTCTTCGTAACGCACAAGGGGATGTATCAATTGCATACTATCTTTCACGATAACTTGCATTTTTGCAAATTTTATCGCCTTGAGAAGTGGTGAAATAATTATTTCACTGCTCTTTTTCTTTTTTTGTTGGTTCAATTTCACTATTTATGTTTATATACATTATTATAATATATTCAGAAAATTTTAAACGATGATTTGGGCAATAATATCTTTAGGTATAGCAGGGACTATCTTTCTTTACTTGTGGCTAAAGAAAAGAAAAAGTGGCGATGAGGAAACAAAATATTACATAGTAACATTTACAGATTAGTTATGAATACATTAAATGAAATAAAAAAACTAATGAGTAAAATCGACAATACATATAAACAGTCGATTAATGAAGGTGCGTGGGGATGCAATCCGGCTGACAGTGACCATGCTGGTGATTTAAGAGATAAACTTATTGATAAGTGGGTGAAAGATGTGAAAGAATTGATTAAAAACCCATCTGACGGTAATTCTACTAAAAACCGATGGACGTGCATCAGTCTAATTGAACTTATATTTGATTTCCTTATAGATAAAGGATGGGATTATGATATTGACATAGAATTAATTAAAACATATGAAGAATATTTAGACTATTCTGAAAATGATGAAGAATTTATTGATGCATTCGTTCATCCTGAAAGAGAAACTGAATTACCAAAAGCATTTGAAGAAAGGCATAAAAAGTTAGAAGAATACAAACAGAAATGTGAAGAATGGCATAAAAATTAATAAAGGTTAAAAACCGCTTGCACTGTAAGCATTAACCAGACACATCATATTGTTTTCCGTGTTTTCCGGTAATTTCTCTTCCAATGCATCGATAACAATCTTTAATGTTGCACCTTTTTGACCAGTCAACACCCTCAAACAATACATCTTCGCCGTTTATAAAAGCATTATAACATTCTTCAGTTATTTTGATTATCCTATTCATTAATTATAACGACATCATTTAACATAATTATACTAATTTTAACTAAAATAATTTAATTATATCAAGAAAAAATACTATCTTTGCATTATGGATAATAATATAAATTGGGAACGAGTAAGGGTTGATGCATCCATTAACATAATGAACGCGATACTTAGCAGTTCAATAATGACATTCGTCTTACAATTTGTTTTCAAAAGACAATTGGCAGACCTTGCAGTAAGTTATGCAGATAAACTCATTGAAGAACTTAAAAAAAAAATATGACTAAATTCTTGTTTGTTGACATAGATGGGGTACTTAACTCAAAAGATTGGAATCGTTACTATATGGAAGCCAATCTGAAATACCTACCCGATGTTGACACAGACATTGACTTCCGTGCAGTTAAACGAATAAACAAACTCGTAGAGTCTACCGGTGCAAAAATCATATTGTCTTCATCTTGGCGTTTCTATCTGTCAGAAACAATTAACAGACTCAGAAACTCAGGTCTTAAATACCCAATCAAAGATATTATAAAAGGTGAAGAATGTGTATATTCAGAAAACTGGCCGGATGTAAACCATCCGACAAGGGGAGACCTTATCGAAAACTTCCTAAATGAGCACCCATGCGACAATTATATCATCCTTGATGATATCAATGACATGACGAAAGAACAGCAATCACATTTCATACAAACTAATAACAATTACGGTTTTACTGATAAAGACCTTGAAAATGCCATTAAATTGCTTAACGTTTAACCATTTACACCTATTTATTATTATATTATAAGAAAAATTTAGTCATGGCTAATAAGAAATTAAATAGAGAACAATTAAAGGAACATATCAAAAAAATATTGTCCGAAACTATTGATGCCAATGGTGTATCAAGTGACTATATGAATGATATGAATAACCTTGCAAGTGTAACCAGGGAAACAATGGATGATGATTTCCTTAATTCACTTGCTAAATACGATAACATCAATAACGGTCCTGAAGGTCCTGTTTATCCTGACCGTAAGAAAGAAGAAATGGATGCTGATTGGAGAGACATTGATGACCAAGCAAAAGACACACAAGCAAGATACGGTAAAAACGCAGAAGAACTTGATAAGTTCAACGCCTTCTCAGATACCGTTGACAACTATGTAAATGACTTCAATCTCAACCCTTATAATGTAGCACCCGGTCTTGATGCACTTGCCGACTATGATAAAGCAGAAGCAGAAAGAGAACACCCATTGGAATCTAAAATAAGGGAAACCGTACATAAAGTATTGTCAGAAGTATATGCCGGAGATTATGATAAACCAAACCATCCGGATGATTTCTCAAACAATTACAGAATCAACGCACATAAATTTGCACATGATGGCGTAGATGCTTATTTTGCAAGAAAAGACCAAGATAAGATGCACAATAAAGAAAAAGAAAATATGAAACGTGCAGATAAACGTGCAATGGCTGCTGCCGATAAACGTCCGTTACACCGTAAAGGCTCTCTTAACCGTGCATTTGATGAATCTAAAAGACATCTGAAAGAAAGTACCGGTCAATACCTTTTCCATTGTTATATTGAAGGGCAAGGAAATGAAAGCATGTTAGTCGATGACCTTAATCAGATAAAACCGTACATTCAAAAGGCTAAATATTGGGACGTAACAAAAGGGTGGAATGCTACAGACCCAAATAACCTCATCGCATGGGGTGGAGAAGGTGGTTACTGGTATGACTTCTTGAATAAACCTGAATGGGCAAAAGAAGGCGTACATTGGAATCAGCCATCAGACAGAGAACGTCAATTGGTTCTTTCAAAAAGAAAGGAAATTAAACGGCCAACGGCGGCATTGGAAAGCAAAATAAGAAATATGGTTAAAGAAACCATCGATGATTTGTCAGACGATGATGAACATTGGAAACAAGAACAAGATGATGAAATGAGTTATGATATGAGAGAACTTACAAAGGCAATGCAACAAGCCAACGGTACATATCATGCCAAATCATCTGACGGACAATTCCAAACCGGTGATAAAGTAATCGTACACGGTAGAACTCAAAACATAGAAGGTGTCATTAAAGATTTCGGTACACACCTTATGACATGGGAAGAAACATGTGATGTCGATTATCAGAAAGATGGTAAAACATGGACATTAATGTCAGTTCCTCTTAACAAAGTCGAAAAAGTAACTGCTAACGAAAGTAAGACAAAAGGTAATAAGAAACTTAATGAGGAATGGTATCCCGAAGAGGATGACGATTTGTCAGACTATTCATATGGTGCAATTATGAAACTTAACGTCGACGGAATGTTCGATGAGTTAACACCTGAGAAAGTACAGGAATTGCAATCAGTAAAAGATGAATATATTGACAATTCTAATAACTATTCATCAGTCTTGGTAAGACAAATCATACTTCAACCAGATGGATTCGATGGATATGATGTGTCAGTAGAGGTTGCTGTATCTTCTCCTGATATGCCAATGGATGCAATTGAAGAAGAAGTTGAAAGCATGGTTTGGTACTACATCGAAGAGAAAACTGGCGTAAGAAGTCCAAGAGTCTACATCGTAGATGAAGAGGAAGTATTCGACAGACGTTCAAAAAATAGATAAAATAAAAGCATATATATCATAATACATATAAATGGCACAGAAAATAAATCAAAAACAATTCGTTAATATTGTCAAAGAAGCAATAACCAAAACGCTTAAAGAAAGCGGTTTCAATGGATATGATATGCAGCCACAGACACCTATAACCAAACAACAGCAGATAGATGCCTCATGGCAAGAGTTTAACGACAATAATAAAAATAGATTGGCACAGCAACAGCAAGATGCCAAAGTAGGCTCATATCTTGATAGCAACATTAACGCAGATGATTTAAAAGGACAACTTGGTATGGATGCAATG